CAACAAATACCTCTGCAGGTTTTACTGCTACTACTACAGGTCAAGGAATTGTTTTTGCAGGAAGAACTAGAATTAGAGGAATACAAGCGTTTTCAGATAATACAGCTGGTAATGTAAATTTTAAAGATGGATCACAATCAGGATCTTCTTTATTATCTATATATACAGGAGCAGCTGATTATGATGTAGAACCATACATTCCAGATGATGGAGTTTTATTTGCAAACGGTGCGTATGTTGATATGCAAGCTACTCAAGTTTTAGAAGGCTTAACTGTATTCTTTGACGGCTAGGAGGTTAAATGGCTAATACTACCTCTGGAACAACAACGTTTGATAAAACTTTTTCTATTGAAGAGATAATAGAAGATGCTTTTGAACGTATAGGATTGAACTCTGTAGCAGGCTATCAACTTAAATCTGCAAGACGATCTCTTAATATCTTATTTCAAGAATGGGGTAATAGAGGTATTCACTATTGGGAAATAGATGAACTTGATTTAGATTTAATAGAGGGCCAAGCTGAGTATGATTTTTTTAGAGCTAGCGGTGATGGCACTAGTGCTACTTCAACACCAAATGGTGTGTATGGAATATCCGATGTTCTTGAAGCACAGTTAAGATCAAATAGAACTCAAACGACACAATCTGATTCACCTATGACAAAGGTAGATAGATCTACTTATGCAGGTTTCTCAAACAAATTATCTAAAGGTACACCTAATCAATATTGGGTAGAAAGATTTATTGATAAAGTTAGAGTGCATGTTTATCCAACACCTGACTCTACAAATGCATCTAAAGATATGCATTTCTATTACATAAAAAGAATACAAGATGTTGGTGACTATACAAATGCAACAGATGTTCCATTTAGATTTGTGCCTTGTATGGTATCAGGATTAGCATTTTATTTAGCTCAAAAATATCAACCACAAATGGTTCAAGCTATGAAGTTATATTACGAAGATGAATTAGCAAGAGCATTAGCGGAAGATGGTTCTGCTTCTAGCACTTATATTACACCTAAAGCTTATTACCCAGGAACATAATGTCAGTATTTAAAGCAGTAGGACTTGCACCCAAAATTAAATTAAAACTTTTAGAATATTTAAATGATGCTAAAAGCAGTTTAGGAAAATTTAAACCAGATTTAAATAATAAATCTTCTAGACAAAGTTTAAAGTTTAGTGAAGAAGGTAAAAGTGAAGCTCAGTCCTATGTTGAACAAGGATATGATTTAAAAATACCAGAAAACATAGATAGAAGTTTGGGGTCCATATCTTCTGAAATTCAAAAAGGAAATAAAAATACTGCTATGCAAGAAATTGAAGAATTAATGAGAGACCTAGGAGATAATTAATGGCAAAGTACGCAACAGGTAAACATGCAAAGGCAATATCAGATAGATCTGGTGTAGAGTTTCCATATAGAGAAATGGTTAGAGAATGGAACGGATCTTTTGTGCATGTATCTGAATTTGAACCAAAGCAACCACAGTTAGAACCAAAACCAATTTCTGCAGACGGTATTGCATTACGAAATGTTAGAAGTGATAGAACAGAAAATGCTGTTCCATATGCTTTACCAAACAATCCTTTTGAAACTCTTTCATCGGGTTCAGGAATTATAAACGTAACAGCACCTGGTCATGGTTTAACAAACGGCACAACATATAGATTTAGAGGCCCATCAGCTTTAGTTACTAGCGGTGGAGGAACATTTCAATACAATGATCCAGGTAGTTTTGATGGTATTTCAGGCTCTAATATTGCTAAAACGGCTGGATATGCAATAACAACAGGCATATACAGAGATGGTGCAAGAGTTAGCACAGACTATGCTGTTGCTAATTTTTTCTTTTTTACAGTTGACACAAATACTGCTACAATTGGTGGAGTAAAAGGAGGAGGGATTGGTTGTTCAGTAGGACCAGTCACACTAAGCGCATGATTAAAAAAATTAAAAATTTTATTTGTAAATTATTAGGCATTAAACAATGTGCATGTCCAGAAGAGGATGAGCATATAGAGTATTATACTAAAATACCAGAACCAGAAATTCCATTATACATGGATGAGAATGGAAAATATTTAAAGTGTGGGACACATAATAGATATAAAAAAAGTTGTCCAATTTGTAGAGAGATAATGGCAGGTACATAATGGCAGGATTAAGTGCATCAGGATTAAAAACACAGATTAGAAGTTATACAGAAACAGATTCAAATGTTTTATCTGATTCTGTTTTAGAAAATATTATTTTAAATGCACAGTATAGAATTTTTAGAGATATCCCGATAGATGCAGATAGAAAACAACAAACAGGTAATTTAGTTACTGGTCAAGAATCTATCAATGCTCCAGCAGGTGCAGTGTTTATTAGAGGTATACAAGTTTATGATTCAACATCAGCTGTAACTGGTGCCAATGTTTGGCTAGAAAAGAAAGATGTTACTTATCTACAGGAGTATATTTCATCAACAGAGTCTGCAAAGAGAGGTCAACCTAAGTATTACGCTATGTTTGGTGGTGCTACAGGTGAATCAGACACTACATCTGGCAGAATGATGTTTGCTCCTGTGCCTGATACCACATACAAATTTAGGGTTCATTTTAATGCTGCACCAGCTCTTTTAGAGGGCGATAATACTAATTATATTAGTTTAAACTTTCCAAATGGTCTATTATATTGCTGTCTATCAGAGGCATACGGATTTCTGAAAGGTCCGATAGATATGTTGACTTTATATGAAAATAAATATAAACAAGAGGTACAGAAGTTTGCTAATGAGCAAGTCGGTAGAAGACGAAGAGATGACTACACAGACGGAGCAGTTAGAATACCGATTACCTCAGCAAACCCATAGGAGATAGGACATGGCAATAACATCGGCAATTTGTACAAGTTTTAAACAAGAGCTTTTAGTTGGTACACACAACTTTACAGCTACAACTGGAAACACTTTTAAAATAGCTTTATATACAAGTTCTGCAACTTTAGGTGCAGGCACAACAGCTTTTTCATCATCAAACGAAATTACAAATTCATCAGGAACTGCATATACTTCTGGTGGTGCAACACTTACAAGTGTAACTCCAACAACAGATAGCACAACAGCTGTTTGTGATTTTTCAGATGTTAGTTTTACAGACGCTTCATTTACAGCAAATGGTGCGTTAATTTACAACTCATCACAGTCTAATAAAGCATGCGCAGTTATCGCTTTTGGTGGTGATAAAACTGTATCAAGCGGAACTTTTACAATTCAATTCCCAACAGCAGACGCTACTAACGCTATCATAAGATTAGCATAAGGGGGTAACGACGGATGTCCGTTACTAGAACTTATACAGTAACGGTGGTTAGCACCGACTCGGGCAATAAATATGTTATTGATGGTGTTCAACAAGATACACTTAATTTATTTGAAAGTGGAACTTATAAATTAGATCAATCAGATAGCACGAACGGTGGTCACCCATTAAGATTTTCAACAACAAGTGATGGAACACATGGTGGTGGTAGTCAGTATACAACAGGTGTAACAACCAGCGGGACTCCTGGTTCATCGGGAGCCTATACTCAAATAGAAGTAGCTACAGATGCTCCAACTTTATATTATTATTGTACAGTTCACTCAGGAATGGGTGGCACAGCAAATACTCCAGCCGCAGACACGTGGGGAGCTTTAGGTTGGAATACTAATCGTTGGGGCACTAATGCAGAAATCACAACAGGTTGGGGTGCAGATGCTTGGAACACAGGTGGTTCATGGGGACAAGCAAACGATGAATTAGTTTCACTAACTGGTTTAAGTATTACAGCGTCTCTTGGAACACCGATAGCATCTGCTCAACAAGGTTGGGGTAGAGATGAATGGGGTGAAGAACCTTGGGGTGAAAGTTTTGATCCTGTAGTAAAAGTATCTGGAGTATCTGCATCATTATCTATTGGATCTGTTTCTGTTTCAGCACAAATAGCAGCCGGTTGGGGACAAGATGGTTGGGGTGTTGAAAACTGGGGTCAGTCAGGATTAACTTTAGAAATAACAGCTCCTGACGCAATGCAATCAAATGTATCAGCAAACGCTTG